GAGCGCGAAGTCTTCGCTTCCCAGCCCCAAAATATGCTGATCACCCAAACTCAGAAGGCGATCTCTTCGGGCTCCAAGATCCAAGAGCTCAATTTCAACCATCCAGTCAAGTATTTGGCTGCCTCCAATGTCACCGCCGTGAATATGTGCCTCGATACAAACAAGCTCAAGCTCCAAATTAACGGTACCGATGTTTCCGACTTCAAGTTCGCGAACCCTAACTACACCTCGGTCCCTCTCTACTATCACACCTCCCACGGTAACTCTACCCCGGGAACCAAGCTCTTCACGTACCCTTTCTGCCTCGAGACTGGTAAGCTGCAGCCCACTGGTACCCTCAACTTTTCCCGACTTGACTCGGCTCGTATTGTTAACGACGCTCTAGTTAACACGGAAAGTATTTATGCCGTAAATTACAACGTCCTCCGTATAGAGAATGGTATGGGAGGCCTTTTATATTCTAACTAAATAGTAAATGTGGGACCTTATTTTCCTACTCGCCATCGTTTTTGTATTGACGTACGATCCTAAATCCAGGACACTCGAAACGTTTATCGGTCAACCCAAGACACAGTCGACCAGTAAATCTTGTGAAAATGCGCATTACGAAGCCGTCCAGTTTGCACAGACACCGTATGAATGTTCACCCCAAGGTAGGACTAAGATGGGTGTAATTACTTAAAAAGAAAAAGGGATAGACAAGTATATGATCCCCCTTAATCACGAAAATGTCATGATGATCGCCACAGCAGTATGTGTTGTAGGTGTTATTTTCCTACTTCGCGAGCTTCATAAGACTCGTGAAGAACTCTATGAGCTTCGAGATTTCTCAGAGGATGTCATGGAAAAGCTTAATTCCATAGATGGGGATGGGGACGCGGATGACAATTTGTCGGAAATGACCCCAGAAGAGGAAAAATTGATTGAATAAACATATCCGCATATTATAACTTGCGAATGAGCAATGAAAAAGTACAAGGCGATTGCAATACCGGTTAGCTTTGTAGACGGCAAACCGAGATTCCTCACTGTGAGAGATTGGAGATTCAAGGAATGGATATTTGTCACAGGAGGATGTAGAAGACGAGAAATTTACAACCCGATTCGTTGTGCTCTTAGAGAACTGGAAGAAGAGACTAGAGGGGTTATATCACTAAAAAATGGACAGTACACCGAATTTAAGTTTATACATAAAGAGAGTCCTACGGTTGATTTAGAGTATAATGTGTTTATATTCTTTGTCAACTACACCAGGTCTCAGCAAAATGAATTCGTACGAAGATTCTATGAAGAAAAGCAAAAAACATCAGTAAAGAAGGCACTCCACCAACCGTATAAGAAAACGTATGACGAGAATGACTTTATGAGTTTTGATACTCTAGAAGAATACAATTCACGTAAACGTTGGAAATTGATAGTGGACAATGTGATTAAAAATCCAGAGTTCTACTCTTGCATAAGTTCTCACAATAGAAAAACCTTCTCTATAAAATAATGAAGTCCAAGGCTTTCATCTTACACCAGATCGGAGAGTTGCTCGATAAGAATAGGGGAATGTGTGAAGATGAAATTGTTCAGTGGAAAGAAGATAACAAGGATAAAACTGTGTATGAACTTCTAGTTATAAAGAAGGATTTAGCAGAAAAAAAAGTATACCAAGATGTTTCATTTATGAAGTGGTTTAGAGATGACGACCAATAAATGGATATGTTTAAGAGTTGGTGTGCGTCTCAAAAATTTGATAATGCATCCAATCTATCACATGTGCTCATGGACGGAGGAAAACTCTCTGTGCCATTTGATAGATTGAACGAATTCTATGAAAAGTACATAGAAGCTATCGGTACGAGTGAAAAGTTATTCGTCGTGGAACAAAAGACTCCAACCTATAACTTCTTCATAGACATCGATTACAAGGATCAAGATTCACTCTCAATTGAGGAGATCAAGTCTATTTGTAAAATCATATGTGACAAGGTGAAACGTCACGGTGGTAAGAATTGTCTCATATCTGTGTCACCTCCGAAGACTGTTGGTGACTTTATCAAGACTGGAGTACATCTCAACTGGCCAGACTTTGTCGTGGATCAAAGTTCCGCGATTGCTTTGAGGGATCATGTCCTCGTGGCATTATCCAAGGCTAANNGTTCATATGACTGGAATGATATCATAGATTCATCTGTGTATGGTGATCTTCAGAGAAGGACAAAGGGAAGTGGCTTTAGGATGCCGTGGTCGTATAAGAAAGCTAAACACGACGCATGTGGTGGACGAGGGTGTTCTGGTTGTGAAAATGGTAAAGTGAACCAATTGGCCTATCTTCCAGTTTTCATGTACACACCAGAGCCGTTGAGTACAATTATTCGTGTACCACCAACACCGGATGTCAAAATCCTAAAGATGTCTGCGGTTCGCACAAATGCTCCTCAGACTACATTTGTTAAACCACCTTCTATGCCTATGAGGGAGGGTGCATTTACTGAAGATGAAATTAAGGATGAACTTCGGGATGAAGAACTCAAATACATGATACAGTCTTTTGTTCAGAAGAATCTAGAGGGACAATCTACTGCTTATATTACTAAAGTTTTCAAACACAAAAATACATTCCTAGCCGCAACGAATTCAAACTATTGTGAAAATCTGAGAAGAGGACATAATTCAAATCATGTGTGGTTCATAATCAGTGGTAAACTCATTATACAGAAATGTTTCTGTCGTTGTGAAACACTCAGGGGAAGGAAGGATGGTTTCTGTAAAGATTTCTGTGGTCGTCGTCATGAATTACCGAGTTCCATAATCAATAAGTTGTATCCCAAAAAAGAGGAAATCCAAAATTGTCCAGAAATTAAGAAATTTGTTGAAAAACCCCAACCTAAACAAACTGAGATAAAACCCCTATTACAGAGATTTGTTCGGAAATTTATGGATAACCAGTTGGACACTACAATTGTGAGTGTAAAGAGAAACAAAAACAACTACGTAGCCCTCACGACCTCAATGTACTGTGAATCTATCAAGGGGGAACACGCAGATCATGTAATGTCTTATATCATCAAGGGTAATAAAATAACACAACAGTGTCCAATTTGTAAAGGTAAAAAGAATATAGCTAGAACACATCAGATTATCGATAATAATCTCGTAAAACTACTTAAACAATAATACAGAGTACTAGTAAATGGTTATAGTTACTCGTACCCGTTCAGGAAGACATATAAAGAAACCTGCTCTATTCCAGCCCACGGAAAGTGTTTTAGAAGACGATTACGGTACGGATGAACATGATACTGATATAGATTCTGAATTAGACACAGACGACGAATTATACGATGAAGACAGTGAAGAGGAATATGAAGAAGACGCAGACGAAAATGGCAATCTCAAGGACTTTGTGGTAGAAGATGAAAGTGAAAGTGAGGAAGAAAGCGCTTAAAAAAAACCGTTTATATATTAGAAAATGGAAACTGATATTGGTAACCCCATTGAATATAATCCTGTTCTTCAAGAAGTTCCAGAGGAGAAAGATGAAAGTAACGAGAAACACTCTGAGGAGTATTACTTTCATCCATCTGATTATCCACCGCAACCACCACCTTATCAAGGTCAAGAATCATTCGATTTATTCAAGAATGTTGATAAATCAACATGGATCATAGCGTTTGCTGTATTTTTACTTGGATTTTTTATGGGGAAAACCATGCAACCAGTTATCCTCAGGTACACTTGAGAATGGAACAAACTTTCCTATATTACCAACTTTTGGAGGTATGAAATGATTGATAAAAGGATCTTTATACGTGTCCTTAATAAATCCAGCGGTAGTACTGGCTTCAGGTTCCTTAACCTTTTTCTTTTCCCTTTTGTTTTTTGGACCCATCCCTTCAAAAAACAAAATAAAGAAAGCACTGACGAGAATGATTGTTACGATTGTACCGATCATTTAATATTAGTTATGAAAATTATTTACTTGGAAGAAACTTCGGGTTCACCTTCATCCTTTGATTCCTCGATCGTAGCCTCAGTAGAAGCGGCAGCTTCCTCGCGCTGCTTCTGACGATCCTTCATCTCTTGGCCAACAATCTCATCAGCCTCCTTGACGAGATCCTCCATATTGGCATCAGGCTTCTCCTTCTTGAGACGNTCTAGAACCTCAGCTGGGTGAGAGATGGGAGCCTCATCGGGTTTCGTGTAGAAGGTGGAGTTGTCGTCACCAGGGGCAAAGCCAGTCTTGTCAGCCATACCTTGCTTACGTTCGTTAAACATACGAGCAGCCTGAGCCTGATTCTCCTTGTAACCAGTCATGATCTCCTCAAGCTTATCATTGGTATAGTGAACATCCTCAATCTTAGAAGAGTCGGGTGGAATGAGGAGCCACTTGTACATGTCAACGACGTAGATGTCAAACGTGGGATCCTCCTTCTGAAGACGCTTGGCGTGATTCGCAGCCTCATCGCGGTTCGCGAAAGTTCCTCGGATTTTGATACCAAACTTATCATTCTTCTGAGGGCACTCGGGACCAACAATAGAAAGGCAAGCGAAAACCTGACCGGGGACGGTTGTATAATCTTGTTCAAGAGACATTATACCTTTTGAACGTTTGTAAACTTTAAGCCCTAAGTAGAGAATTAAAGATATGAAACTATCATGAATTATGGAAGAGATTCGTAAAAATCACAACGACACCAAGAGAGAGCTCATTCAATGTGTGACAAAGAGTGGTCATCATATTCTCGATGTGGGTTGTGGGTTTGGTGGAGATCTTCAAAAATGGCACAAATGTGGTGCCAATATCAACATGTGTGACCCGGAACCCGCGGCTCTCGTTGAAGCCAAGTCTAGGGCAAAAAATATGCACATGCGTGTGAACTTTTACGAGGGTGACATACACAACTGTCCAAAGCGAAAATTTGACGTCGTCTGTTTCAACTTCTCATTACACTACATCTTCAAGACTAGGGATCTCTTCTTCAGTTCAATCCATGAAATCCGAAAACGCGTAAAACCAGGTGGACTTTTGATAGGTATCATCCCAGATTCCGAAAAGATCATTTTCAAAACACCACTCCAGGATGACATGGGAAACTTTTTCAAACTCAAAGATCACGGGAATGGTGGATTTGGTGAGAAGTTGTTTGTACACCTCACGGATACCCCCTACTACGCAGAGGGACCCAAGTCGGAACCGGTTGGGTACAAGGACCTATTGGTTACACATCTAGAGGAGCTTGGTTTTAAATTACAACTTTGGGAGGGTCTTCGAGGTAACCCAATCTCAGAGTTGTACAGTAAATTTATCTTTGCTTATACTAGATGATACCCTTTTTAGTATTGATCGTGATCAACTTGATCATACTTTTCATGATACGTGAACCAGAGAATTTCGCAGAAGTCAAGAAGAGGTACAAAATTCTCAGAGAACATATTGAGAAAACGAATAATGAAAAGTTTCGTGTGTTGATACGTCCAATTCCCTTGACAGCACTGAGGAATATGTCAGGGACGGTGGGTTACAATGTGAACAAAGGGGCGGACATAACCATATGTATAGATGGTGAAGTGAATGAGATTATGCATGTGTTGATTCACGAGCTTGCGCACAGTACAGTGCCCGAGTGGACACATTCTGATAACTTCTGGAACAACTTCATGGAGTTGAGAGGGATATGTGAATCTATAGGAATTTACACTAGATTACCAGACAAGACCAAATTCTGCGGTCAATACATTCAGGATAAATAAAATCTCGTAATAAGATAAATGCAAACTCCTGTTAATGATATGTTGGCAGCGATTTTTTCGTGGGTTGTGTTCTACGCGGTTACACAAGTCCCTAAGCACACTGATAACTACTACGCAAACCTAATCTTCTTAACCGTTGTTATTCCCAACGCCGCTCGCGCCATTGTTGGTGACATTCCCCGTCTCGCAGTCGATCGCTCTTTCTTTGCTATGGCGACCCTTTTCGCGCTCATCATCACCTTCGCTATTAACGAATGGTGGAAGCGTTCTAAGGATACTGTCAAGAATTTTCATAAGAGTGATAGAAGGAAGCATTTGGAGTTGAACGGTGTTTTAGCTACCGCTTTCATTGGCGGTGCTTTACTTACGTACTTCAGTGGTATAGATAACTCTATCTATAACAACATGATGCAGGCTTAAGCCTTGATAATGTAGCTCTTCGCGAAGAAGAAGATGAGAGCAGCTACTCCTCCAGTAGTTGCGAGACCAACCATACTTCTACCCCCTTGTTCGTTAAGGAACTTGGGGATAGAGGTCGCAAGACGATCTTGGATGGGCTTACTAACAGCAATAGCAGTACAAACAGCTACAACCAGAGAAGTAAGCTGATCATCGGTGAGATTGAGAGGATTTTTGCTCTCAGGAGCCTCCTCCTTAGTTTTTTGGGTGGAGGGATAAGCAGCTTGAGGTTGAGCAGCGACCATTTGAGGCATAACACCCTGTACCCTGGGATCCTCGGTCATCGCGGGTGGTTCCATCATAATGTCATTAATGGGTGTAGAGTCCATCGTGTCTTTATTTGTACTCATATTTTTTTCCTCTTGTTTAAACGCTGTAGAAGGTTTATCTTGGGTCTGTAATGGTACCATTCCTTCACCATCGTCAAATAGGTTCATAGTGTACACGTGTTCGGAAGACATGTTATTATAATCGTATGTTTTCTTGAAGTGTTAAGTGACGCGCCTATTTCTTTTTCGTGATTGTGAGCTTGGTTTTCTTCGTCGTCTTTTTGGCGTCCTGTTCCACTTGATTTATATGCTTTGGGTTGTACATCTTTTTATGCATATTCCAAAGTTGGGGGCTACCAACCCTGAAGTTTTTCCTAAGAGTTGCCTTGTACCAAAATACACAATCCTGAATTTTATTACTCTTAACGGTGTTATCCAGTACCAGGCATTCGTAGTTTTCCGTACAGGCGTCCATGACTTTACAAAACATATCGAAAGATGGAAAAATCCCAAAGAATGACTTGTACAGTTTCTCTCTATTTTGTATGATGTTCTCTCTCAAAATAAAGACATAATCCACGTTAGCACGAAGAGCTGGTGGTAAGTCCATGACATACTGCATTGTAAGCATAAAGAAGATCTTCCAATGACGACCATTCATAAAACATTGCCGAATACATGTGTCCTTTAGAAACTTCGAATCGTACATACAATCATCCAAAAGCATAAACGCTCCACAATTTGTTTTCCCCCCACCAACCAGCTTTCTCTGTCTAGCCATAACCCTCTCTATAGCATCTCGATCGTAATCACCATATACGAATAGGTCAGGAATGAATTCGGAATAAAAATGATTTCCCTCTTCTGTTCCAGAAAGCACTATCCCCGCTGGTAAATGTTTCTTATGATACATAATGTCCTTAACTAGGGTTGATTTACCTGTATTACGCTTTCCTATGAATACACAAACCCGATCATCCGTGATAGTCTCAGGTTTGAATTTCTTCAACTGAAGATTCATTCTAGTATAGCGCTCCGTTTTATTTACCAAAATTTTACTCATATACAGTAGGAATGGCTGGTCGATTAAGACTTGCTACATCAGGAATCCAAGATCAGTGGTTAACTGGTGAACCACAGTTTTCATATTTCCTGATGAATTTCAAGAGGCATACGAAGTTTTCGTTCGACTATGTAGAGAGCCAGTTTGATGGGAAGATTGATTTCGGTAGTCTTCTCACATGTAGAATTCCTGGTGACAAGGGGGATCTCATCAAGAACCTTAACCTTAAGGTTACTCTCACAAATCCAAACCCCAGTGCCAACGTATGGAGTAAATCTATAGTATCACATCTTATAGATTACGCTGAATTGGTTATTGGTGGTCAAGTTGTACAAAAGATTACAGGGGAATACATTTACATGTATCAGCAGCTTCATAGTACCAATGATGATATTGAACAGACTCTATACTTCTTAAATGGACATGGTAACATACTTGCATATACTGGTGAGTACTCATACTTTTTAGACTTACCATTCTATTTCTATAGAAACCCTAGTCTATCTATACCAACATGTGCCCTCACAAAACAAATCGTGGAGGTTAGAATCAAGACGAGACCCCTGAGAGAACTTATACACTTTGGTGCACCTGAAACGATTAATGCTTCTATAAAGAAGTTCTCATTGGATACAGAGTTTGTGTATCTCACTGATGATGAAAAGGGATTCCTGGTATCTAGACCAATTGATTACGTCATTACACAACTCCAGATTGCCAAATTCAAGATGGATCCCGGTGAAAAGAAAAAATCTGTGCTACTCAAGTTTTCTCACCCTGTAAAGGAACTCCTATTTGTATCACAATCAGAGGATTCAGTTCAAAATAACTATCCAAATCAGTATAATACAATTACAAATGCTGAACTTCGGTTTAACAATGAGGTTGTTTTCAATAGGAACAATCTGTTTCTGACCTATGAACAACCTTTCAAACATCATATAAACTCTCCACAGGCTCCCTCTCCAACTAACCCGACGTCATCTAAATTTGGTATGTATTCCTTCTCCTTACAACCCGAGATGTACTATCCAACGGGGCAGGTGAATATGAGTCGTATATCTCANAAACTGTTTACAATTGAGATTGATCCATTAACTACAACAGANTACAATAANACACGGGTGTACGCCATAAACTACAATATCCTCAGATTTGAGAGTGGATTAGCCGGTTTAAAATTTTAGGTAGTTATATTAGTAATGGCTGGTAGAATACAGATGCTAACGTCTGGATCCCAAGACAGGTATTTCACGAGGAATCCAGACTACAGTCATTTTGTAGAAGCTTTTAAGAAGCATGCAAACTTTTCTACACAGTACGATGATTTAGATCCAGAAAATGAAGCCGATTTTGGAAAAAAGATTAAGTTCAAGATTCCTCAAAACCAAGGTGACTTGTTAAAAACATTGAGTGTAAAAATGACTCTACCAGAAATTCCAGGTAATCCTGTATACGTAGAATCGGTTGGTCATGCCATAATTGATCATGTAGATCTCATCATAGGTGGTACCATAGTTCAAAGGCTTTATAGTGATTATCTCCAAATATATTCAGAGCACAACGTTACACAAACGAAGCAAAAAGCACTTGAACAACTCATTGGAAAGTATTCACTTAGAACGAGTGATAAACTGGTGGGTGAAGTAGATCCAGCTACGGTCGTTAATGGTGTCCTCATACCTAACAAAGGTATCATCATAACAGGTACACTCGGTGCTAGTTCAGATGAAAACTTCTTTGTTGATCTACCCTTTTACTTTTACAAACATCCAGAACTTGCTATACCCCTATGTGCCATAAACAAGCAAGAAGTTGAGGTTGAAATTACACTTAGAAAACCCGAAGAAATCATGGTTGATATTGACGGTGATCGTGTTACGTCACCCCCCAATATACACATTAAGGACTTTAAACTCTCTACGGAAGTTGTGTTTTTGGATAAAAGTGAGAGATCCAAGATGCAGAAGATGAAGAAGGACTACATCATAACACAGGTACAACAGAATGTATTTGATGTGGGTGTAGGCATTAATGAGGGAACGTTCAATCTTGACTTTAGAAATCCAGTCAAGGAACTCTACTTTGTGATTCAAAGACAAGGTACTAGAGGTAATGGTGTATCACAGGGTAACTTCGTAACACCATTTGATTACGATAATACGGCTCTTACAGTTGACAACAAGCGCATTCTTTACGAGAACCTCAATTATCTCACTCTAAAGTTTGATGGTCAGGACATTATTACAGAAGAAACTGGCAATGTTCTTATGTTGAAAGCTGTCCAGGCGGCGATACATCACTCCAAGACACAACTCATTAGGAGATTCTATTCTTATAGCTTTGCTTTACAACCAGAGGAGGCTTATCCAACTGGGCAGGTGAATATGAGTAACGTAAAAGAGCAAATACTCCACCTAAGTCTAACGTCGTGTCCAGATTTTGCCAGACAAATTCGGGTCTACGCAGTAAACCACAATATTCTCCGTGTTGGTGAGGGAATTGCGCAATCTCTTTTTACTCTTAAATACTAAAGATGAATATGCAAAGTGGTTTTGGTGATGCTGGAGACAGAATGGCTGAACAGTACATTGAAACAATGACTAACATTCTTCTTCCTGTTTTTGAAAAGGGTACCCTACTCGCAGCCGAATATTGCAAGGCTTGTGGGAGAGACACGTTACTCTCAGAAGACATGGAATATGCGATGAAATACTGTGCTATGAACGCAGTTGGTGAGACTGTTGGAACTATGTTCCCAGATCTATACGAAGACGAAGATGACTCTGATGATGAGGAAATGGAGGTTGTAGACTCAAACGAGTGTCCCACATTTGAGAGATACTCAGGCGTAGATCCACAGTTCATTCGAGTTAACGAGGCATACGATCGCTGGGATTCATGGGTGCCACAAAACCCGACAGAACAGATGTTAAAAAATGCTATTAATAGTAATGAGCCAATGGGAGCCTGAAGGTTGGAACTTTGACGATTCTGGAGTAAAACTTCATGTTTATGGTGATAACGATTCAGACAGCAGCTCTAGCGGAGATATATCAGGGGACGATCAACTCTTTGCGAATTCAAAAAACGTTAAAAAAACCAAGTATAAAAAAATTGAAAAGGAAGAATTGTTACCAGAATAAATAATTTTCCTAACCTATAGTATACTACTCACGATGAAGGCGGCTATGCAAACTGTCACCCTTGTTACCCAGGAACTGGAGACCCAGTCTCTCAATGCGATTGTTGCTGGTTTCTCTTTCGCGGCGGCGATGTCCTGGATGGATGTCGTCCGTTTCATCATTAACCAGGTCATTAAGGTGCCCAAGAATGGTGGTACCCAGTACGCGCTCACCGCGGTGCTTACTACCCTCCTCTCTATCGCGGTCTACATGATGATCTCCACCGTGTCTACTCGCGTATCCAAGCCTGCTCAGCCCGTCTATGCCATTACCCGCTAAGTGGGTGGTGGAACGGGTGGGGCTTTAGATCCCCCTTTCATAAGAAACATCAATACAATACCGAAGAAGGCAATAATGCCTATGTAAATATAGACTTCCTGGTTGTACAGAATCTCGCTTCCCAGATTCTTTACTTTCTCCTTTTTCTTCTCCTTTTTCGCAAACTTATCCAATGGAACTTTGGTTAGACCCTCAAGCTTGTCTGTGGAACACTTAATCTCGAACTTTAGAACATGTTCGGTGTTACCAACTTCATATGTTGTGAGAACGCCGTTATTCATGTACAAAAATTCAATTCCTATATCTTTGATAACCTTCTGTGGTCCTGAGTGAAATCGGTGTACGAGGGGATCATCAGAACCGTTAAATGTTATACTGGTTGTACCATCGAGAAGGATATGACCAGTGTAATGTGGTGTACCCGTTTGACCACTATCTTGGGGTCTCCCCACATACACAGATTGATTGAGTTCGTCTGAACCTGAAGACAGTCTCAAAATTAAGGAATTGGGTGAAGGTGATTGAGGTGTAGGAATACGTGCAGACATAAGTCGTATCTCCTCGACGTGATATATGGGATTTTCTAACGCAATAACATAGTTGTTAGAGTTTGGGTATACACTCGAATCACGCTGACTACTATCTATGCTTAGGGTATGGACCTTCATTAAAATATAGGCACAATATTTTAATGAGTGTTTTCAACAGTTTGAGACAAATATCTAACGATAAAGGGCATGTGAAAGAGGATTGTTTTGTAACTGCTTGGCGGCGAGACCAAGATTCTTGGAGTTGGGATTTTCATTACCCTTGTAAGGGTTGAACTGGTGGAACGTCTTGCTCTGGTACTGTTGGGTCCATCCACCGTCAGCCGCATTCATGCGTCCATCAATGCGCGATGTGTCACTGCGAACCGCGGTAAGTTTACCACCTTGCTTGAGGGCGCTCTCACGAACATTCATACGACCAGCGTTGCCCATCCTGTTTGGCTTGCCTCTACGATCTTCTGGGCGGAAACCATACTTGGCGAGTTCCTCGTTGGTCTTAGCACTGACCCGGCTCGCAGCACCAGTGGCGTAAGCACCGTGGAAACTGTGAATACCTGGGGCTGGTTGGTTGTTGTACATGTACTGCTCATCGTTGCGATCAGCCTTGAACCTCGTGGGATCTTGGGCGAGCGTCTGAGCCGAAACCATACGCTTAGCACCATTGTACCCTAAGCCATCATTGCGCATACCAGTTTCGGAACGGTTGGTGGTTCTCTTAGTTCTCTCATGCTCGTTGCGGGGAACGACACCAGTCATGCCCTGAGCGCGACCAGCCATAGTAGGTAACCTAGAGGGTAAGTAGGAGGTTGTCTCGGGTTTGTTATGAGTAAGTTGACCAACCTTCGCAGAGCGACCACCGGTAACATCCGCAGCTGGACCAGAACGTCCTGGTAAAGTTGTAAGACGGTACTCACCAACATTGATAGGATTGACCCTAAACATCTGTTGATACCCACCAACAGCTGGCACATTGGCGTCAACACCTAAACCTGGGCCGACCAGTTGCTTCTCTACTGGAGAAAGGTTATTCATACGCCCCTGATCGAACATACGACCACGCATGTCAAGTAATTCTTGTCCACCACTTCGTTGCTGACGACCAATATCCGCGAAACTTGCCATCTCCTTCTTGGATGGGACTTCTACTCGGGAAACAAAATCATTCTCTTTGAATGTGGGAGGAAGAGCGGGACCAGCCCCACTATCATTTGCTAATGTGATATTTGCCTCTGGACTATAGTTTTCAGTCTTGGACTTACTTAAAGTCCTTCCAGCATAAACGAGACCAGCTACGGCTAAAACCGAAATAGGATCAGCCATTCTTATTTCTTACTGACATTTTTATTAACGTATCTTTTCTGGAAAAGACCATTTTGAAGATCGGCGCGGGTGCTGGCGGGTTCATATTTGATGGTGCGGAGAGGGACCTTGCATTCCATGTTGGACAGAGGGAAAAGATTGCGCTCATACGTCTGAACGATGTGCTTGTTGAAACGAGAAGTAGATTGAGGTCTAAGTTCGTCACTCGTATCGATGTATTTCGCTGGGGCACCCTTACCAGCCATATAAGGTGCGGTACCATACAACATAGTGTTGGGACGGGATCCGTAATTTAATTGACTGGGCTGAGGGTAAACGAAAACTTCATCGGTAGCTTTAACGGGTGGGACAGCACCCCTGTTCTCAATAATAGAAAGACCTGGTTGAAGCTGGTACGCCATTTATTATTACACAAGAATATTAATCTAACTATACGTTCCGCCACCGCCCCTCACGCGACCACCACCTCGGAGACCTCTGACATCTCCATCGGAACCAATTCCAGCAAAAGCCTCTAATTGAACACCCCTCGCATCAGGGT